CCCCACCTGACATCCCTTGGTCCGGGTTGGCCGCGTAAGGACGGGGAGGTAGTAGGCTATGCCGTAGCCATAGACGGCTGGTCCGGCTACTTCCCCGTCAACCACCTTGGCGGGGGTAATCTTGACCGCAGGTTGGTCGAGAAATGGATGAAGAAGGTCTGCGCCACAGATGCCGATAAGATATTCCATAACGCTCAGTACGACGTGGGGTGGCTCAAGGCCACTGGCATAGAAGTCAAGGGCCGTATAATAGATACGATGGTGGTCGCCAGTCTTATAGACGAAAACCGACGCTCTTTCTCACTTAACGCACTGTCTTACGACTATTTGAACAAGGTCAAGTCCGAGAAGGCGCTGATAGAAGCCGCCCGCGCCTTTGGCATCGACCCTAAAGCCGAGATGTGGAAGATGCCGTCTATGTACGTCGGCAAATACGCCGAGGTGGACGCCGAACTGGCTCTCGAACTGTGGAATTACTTCCGGGTAAAGATAGGCCGCGAAGGCCTAGAAGACATTGTAAACCTCGAACTAAAGCTTCTCCCCTGCCTCGTAGAGATGACGTGGCGAGGCGTCCGAATTGACCTAGACGCTGCGGAAAAGACAAAGGAAGCGCTGATACGCCGAGAAAAAGACGTCCTTACGCGCATAAAAGACGTGGCAGGAAAGCCTGTTGAAATCTGGGCAGCACGTAGTCTGGCCGAGGCTTTCGACAAGCTCTCTATCGCCTACCCTAAAACGGAAAAAGGCGCTCCGTCGTTCACCAAAACCTTCTTGTCAGAGCACGAGCACGAACTGGCTAAGTTGGTTACCGAAGCGCGGGCCTTGAATAAAATTCAGGGCACGTTCGTCGCAAGCATCCTAAAGCACGTTGGTCAGGACGGCAGGATTCACGGACACATCAACCAGATTCGCTCAGACGACGGGGGTACAGTGTCGGGCCGTATCTCAATGAACAACCCCAACCTACAACAAATCCCGGCCCGCGACCCTGAACTCGGACCCATGATCCGGTCTCTCTTCTTGCCGGAAGAGGGTGAGGAATGGGCGTCTATTGACTTCTCGCAGCAAGAACCGCGCATCTTGGTCCATTACGCGTCTGTCTTCGGCAAGGCCCGTAACCTTCCCTTGCGAGGAGTTGACGAGTTTGTTGAAGGGTACCGCAACGACCCGGACATGGACTTCCACACGATGGTCGCGGAGATGGCTCAGATTAACCGTAAGCAGGCCAAGACAATTAACCTTGGAATGATGTACGGCATGGGCGTCAACAAGCTCTCTGAGCAATTAGACATCCCTATCGACGAAGCAAAAGCGCTTATCAACCAGTACCATGAACGCGTACCGTTCGTGAAAATGCTGATGCGCGGCGTCACCGACCGACTGAACGATAAGGCTAGTGGTGGAGCTATCCGTTCGCTACGGGGTAGGAAGTGCCGGTTTGATCTTTGGGAACCGGACACGTTCGCAATGAATAAGGCCCTACCGTACCAAGAAGCCGTCCTAGAATACGGCCCTACCGCCCGGTTAAAGCGGGCATATACATATAAAGCACTTAACCGGCTTATTCAGGCCTCCGCAGCGGACATGACCAAGCAAGCGATGATAAATGTCTACGAAACTGGTAAAGTACCGCTTATCCAAATTCACGATGAACTGGCCGTGTCAGTAAAGGACAGGGAAGAGGCCGAGAGCATCGCAAAGATTATGGAGGCCGCGGTGCCTCTGGAGGTTCCCAGCGTTTGCGACGTTGAGATCGGCGCAAGCTGGGGAACGGCGACGTAGGTCTCTCCCCCTACGTCTGGACCGTTAAACTCCCCGCCTAAGTGGTTTGTTCCGTTTAGGCGGGGTTTTTTTGTTCTTGTCACCGGCGGAAAGTCTCCCACCCGTCTTGTCACCGGCGGAAAGTCCCCCACCAACAGGGATAAACCCCTGCTTTCCTGTTGCGTTCGTCGATAACATCCTATATGTTCGCTTATGTCTAAGACAGGAGTTTAAGATGGACACAAGTAAGTGGAAGAGCGTCCTCGTTCCCATTGAAACATACCGGGAAATCAAGGTGCGGGCGCAGAAAGAGGGTAGAACGCTTAGCGGTCAGCTTCGTCTGATACATGCCGAATCCGAAACCTTTCGCCATAATTACCCCGCGGAGGCGGCGTCAGTAGACCTGCCGATGACCGATGGCTAAAGCATCAAAATCCGCCATTGGAACGGTAGATTTCAAGGCTTTAAGAAGGCCGAAGAAGACGTCCATAGGCCAGAGCGTTCATTCGCGGCCCGTGAACAAGCAGAAGAAGCGCAGCTTTAAGCGTTATCGCGGACAGGGTAAATGAACCTCCCGGCAGCTCTGCTTTGTCTGACACAGGCGATTTTCTTTGAGGCAAGGGGCGAACCATTTATTGGAAAGGTTGCGGTAGCTTCCGTTGTAATGAACCGCGTCGCCGACCCACGCTTCCCGGACAATATCTGTGATGTCGTAAAGCAGGGGCCGACATACAAGACGCGACCGAGTATACCAGTTCGCCACCGATGCCAGTTTAGCTTTTATTGTGACGGCAAAAGCGACGAGATGGACATGGGGCGAGAGTCGGCGGTCACCTCTTTGAGCGTTGCCCTTGCAATGCTTCAGGGTAAGGTGTTCGACGTGACAGAGGGCGCTACGTTCTATCACGCAACATACGTCAGCCCGTCTTGGGTGTCCGCGAAGATCAGGACAGTACAGATAGACAACCATATCTTTTACCGGTGGAAATGAAAAAGCGTAAGGCATGGACGCAGGGGAATAAGCAACGGGTGTTTGCCATGCTCGACAAAGGCATGTCGGCAGGGCAGATCGCCGAAGTTATGGAGGTCACACGAGGCGCGGTCATGGGCCTCAAGTTTCGGGAGTACGGAAAGAACAAACCCTCCTCGCCACCCGAACCTCCGAAACTCGACCGAGTGTCCGAAAATCTCTTAAAAGACGGCTCCCATTGGCACCGCAAGTGCCTAAAATGCGGGAAAAAGGTCGTAATTCCGAAGAACCAGTTTATCTGCAAAACGTGCAAAGAGCTGCCGGTATTCGGCGGGATGGCCTGATAAGGGTTGACACATTAAAGCCGCAAGGACATATTTCCGGCTCTCCGATGCTTTAGCGCAAATGTACGCGTCGTCTTTGCTGAAGAGAGGTTCTCCATGGGAAGGGGCTTGTCGGTTGGGCGACAGGCCCCTTTTTTTTATTGACACCCCGAGTATGCGACATTATAAGGTAGCTCTCTAACGAGGGAAACCCACATGACCTGCGAAAAAGAAGGTTGTCAGAAACCCGCAACGGTCCTTGTAGGCCGGAGGGTATTTTGCGGGAAATGTGCGTTAGTCTTACAAAAGAAAGGAGAACAAAATGACAGAGGAATACAACGAAGCAATTGAGAAGGTCAAAGATTGGCCGGAGGCCGTCCGCTGGGTCTCTCACGCAGTAGATAGAGAGTCTGAGCGTCTAATGCGGGCCGGAGAGTCCAACCCGGAGCGATTTAAGCAGGCGGAGGCTCTGCGTACCGCGTGGAAGCGGATACTTCAGGGATGAAGTTGTATACCACCGAAGCCCAGTACCTCGATCTGGTGGAAACGACCCAGACCGGCAGATCGCGGACCGTGGCCCTTCCCCGGGTTTCTGTTCGAAACCTCGTGCTGGACCACGGTAGACTGATCGCTAAACTGGACCGTCTGGGGGAGAAGATAGAACCCGGTAAACCGAACAAAGGAGCTTAACCCAATGGAAGAGATACTTTTCAAGATTTTTATAGAGAGCTTCCTGCACGGAATCTTTGGAGCAATCACATGGCAGATGTAATCGATTTCCCCGGGGGCAAAAAAATATCGGACGAGAACCCCACGATAGATGGGACTGAAATGATATTTGAGATGACGGAGGAGCTAGACCACCACCTTGCCAGTATGCACATGCGTTATGCCGAAAAGTTAGCGAGAACGGGTATGCCACCGGGCCAAACGCTAATTGCGTCGTTTCTAGCTCTCGTTCAGGCCAACCTGAGCTCGACCGCCGCGATATGTGCCGTCATGGATAAAACCGATCCCGACGAACTCGGCGGCGTGGTGACATTTTCGCCAGAGCAAGAGGAGGAGTTCAAAAAAACAGGCCTCATGCCTTCGTATAAACACATGTTCATGGAGGAATACCAAGACGCTCTTGAGGACCCCGACGTCTTTCCCCTGACAACTGCACACCTTTTCTTGAAGTGAACCACAGTGAACGCACTTTACGACGCACTAACCGAAGCAAACTAGGAAACCCGCGAATGACTGTCGAAAACCCAGACCACTACACGCGCCTAGCCATCCCCACAGGGGAGTACGTCATGCGTAATGACATGGAGTTTTGGAGAGGTAACGTGATAAAATACGTGAGTCGCGCCGGGTATAAGGCAAAGGCCGACATGTCGATGATGGAATCTGAAAGAGAGGACCTTGTCAAAGCCCGGCGCTACATTGAAATGCGCTTAAACATGCTCGACGGGAAACCGGAGCTCTGACCGTGTCCCTTTCAGCGTCGGTAATTAAGACAAAACAAGTGCCTCACGAACTGCTGGAGCCCGCACAATCTTGGCTTGACCGCGGCGCTTGGACCCACGGCTGGCCTTCCGACAAAAGCGTCCCCTTCGGCCACTGGAACCTAGATATAACGAACAGCGGGCACTTGAACACCATAGACGTGGTACAGCTACTGCCCGAGGTCTTCAAACCCATCTGGGAGTTCCTGCGGCCAAAAGACCCGCAAGGCAACAACCTTGAAAACACCACGCTCATCCGATCATACGCCAACAAACATACCTACGGCACCGAGGGATACCCCCACGTAGACACAACGCGGCCCTCGGACCACACCTGCGTGATATACCTCAACAAGAAGTGGGAGGCGCAGTGGGGCGGCGAGACAACCTTCTATAACCCAAGCAAAACAGAAATTATCAATGCCGTGCTCCCCAAATACGGACGCGCAATAACCTTCCCCGGAACCGTACCACACTGCGCCCGGGCACTGTCGCGTATATGCCCCGAGGTGCGGACCACCCTCATGTTCAAGTTCGCCATCGACCTCAAGGCCATGTACCCCGTCGAAGACGTTCTCAAGGGATTCATCACGGACCTCGGTGCTTTCCAAAAACCACACAAGAACGGCTCCCTAGCCGATCACCTCCTCCGCGTGTACGGCCTGATGAAAAGCGCCGGGGCTAACGACACACTCGCCATCGCAGGGGGCCTGCACTCAATCTACGGGACAAGCGCATACCAAAACGCCTGCCTCCCCCTCGACTCAAAAGACGTCGAAAACGTGTTCGGCCCCGAGGTAGACCGCCTTGTACGCTTATTCTGCAAGCTTAAACGACCCGCCGACCTCGCCCCCAACAGAGACGACAAATGCACCCCGCTCAGCGAAGAAGACCTCTTCTTTATGCGCTGCATAGAAGCCGCCAACCTCTACGACCAAGGCGAAATCGACAGAAACCCACACCTCAAAGCATTTGTAGAAAAAGTCCGCAGAGGTGAAAACATTATTGACGGTGCCTAGATAATCCCGTAAGGTCGCATATCTAAACCAAGGAGACTAGATATGCTTATCCCGATTATCGACGCACTGTTCCCAAACCGGAAATCACGGCTCACGGACCTTGAGCAGAAGGTAGGAGTGCTCATGGAAGACCTCTACCGGAGGTCCGAGGGCGCTCTCGACGTAAAAAACCCCGACCACTTTGTCCCTGTACCAAAATTCACGCAGGGCTCAAAGAAGGGCAAGGTCATCTTCTGCCCGCATTGCGGCCATAGCCATAAAGTGTACAACTTTGCGTGGACCGCGCTCGAATGCGCCCGCTGCGGCGAGACAACCACAAAGTACAACTGGCTTATGCGCCGAAAAGTAAAATAAATGAGGGTACTGCTAGAGCACCCCGACACCGTATTCGACTAAACCATACGAACAGGAGAATTACTATGGCACGACTCAACACCTCCGAACGCGATACCGTCCTTAAAGGTATCAACATGATGCGGCGCATTAACCGCGAGCTCCTCGACACCTACACTGTCGATATCAAAACCATCAGCGATGCCGAAGACGTGTGGATGGAGATGAAGGACGTATTCGGCGGCGATAACTTCCGCATGCCTGAAAGCTGGTACGGCGACGTTACCTACAGGACCGACGCCGAAGTGGCAGCCGATAAGGCAGAGTTCTTGCGTAGCCTAGAAACAGGCGCGGACAAGGATGCCGACGATGCCGATTGATCTCGAAGAAAGCCTCGGACTCGAACTCGTGACAAACGAATACCTCGTCCGAAAACTGCGCGAACGCGCAGCCGACGCCGAATGGACCGGCGGAGACGAAGCAGAAGCCAAACGCCTCAGAGCACGGGCCGCGGAACTCGAACAGAAATGCAGCAAAGTGCGGTGGGTGATCTAATGACCGAAAACCAAATCAGCGTAATAGAGGCAGCCATAGACTACGCACAAGCCGCCGAAACAGGACTCCACAAAAGGTCTATGGAATCAATCCTGATAGCCGCCGTCGGAGACCTGCTCGACGAATACGACGGCGACGCACACGCCGCAATGAAAGACCTCGAACTACAAGCCTTAGAAGGACTGACAACCAAATCATAGAGGTCCCGCTTTCTCGCTTTCTCCCACCGGTGCGAAAGTAATGAAGCAGTCCTGCGATCCGGGGACCTCGGGCCTGTGTAGCCCTTCATGACGGAAAAGGCTGCAACCGCGTTAAACCCCATCTGGGCATCCTGCTCGGGTGGGGTTTTTTGCAGCTTAGTCAGTAAGCACTAACCCTTAATCACGGCTCACGGGCCTCTCAACAGGTCGAGGTTTGTTTTCGCTATATATATATAGGGGGAAATTATTTTTTTTGAAAAAAATTATTTTTGACGTGGAACCGGTGGAACCGTGGAACCTTTGCTCTGTAACCCGCAGTATTCCTCACTTTTTAGGTTCCATTTTAGGGTTCCACTAGGTTCCATTAACTAGGTGATTCGATAGCATTTCAAGCTGGTGTTCAGAAAAATTTTGATTTTCCCCCTATATATATATAGAAAATAACTTCCGAACTCATGTGAATTAACGGTTGAAAGAAACGCTATGGGGAAACATCGCGTAAAGAAGTCCGAAGCCGACCCGAACTGGGTCGAGACCCGAGGGCGCAAGCCCTTGACCGCCCAAACCCCGTTAACGCGTAAGCAGGAGCTTTTTGTTAAAGAGCTTGTCAGCAAGGACGGGCAGATCACATTACGGGAGGCCGCCATCAACGCAGGATACCCTGCCAGCAGCGCACACAGCCGCGCTTATGAGCTTACCAACCCGGACAAGTGTCCCCATGTGGTGGCCGCCATTCGCGCCTATAGGTCGGAGCTGGACGCTAAGTATGGGGTGACATATCAGCGGCACCTCCGAGACCTTCAGCTTATACGAGACATGGCGCTTCAGAACGGCGCTTATTCCGCTGCGGTGCAAGCGGAGTATCGCCGCGGTCAGGCGCAGGGCGATATTTACGTCAGCAAAAGTGAGATTCGCCACGGGTCTATTGATTCCATGTCCAAGGACGAAGTACTGAAAGCCCTAGAGGAGATAAAGCAGAGCCATGCCCCGATCACCATCGACATTACTCCCGAAGAGCCGGACAATTCCAAAAACCGCGCAAAAGCGCGAAAGCGGCTTGTGGAAGACGATGAAGGAAGGGATTTCGAAGAGCTCCCGGAAACTGATGATGACGAGGCTGGAGACGTGGGCGACGCCGGGAGTTCCTGATGTTGTCATACAGGACGAGAACGGCCTGTTTCATTTCGTCGAATTAAAACACACGGGCGGAACCGCCATTGAGCTATCCCCGCATCAGGTAACATGGCTGGACAACCACAAGAACGGCAGCGCATGGGTTCTTGTTCGTCGTTCTACCCCAAAAGACGGCGATTCGATCCGCGTGTACCATGCGTCGAAAGCAGCAGACGCCCGCATGTCCGGCATAAAATGCCCGGAGGATTTGTTCGCCGAACCGCCTTTTGACTGGGACCGAATTATGGGCTTGATATGTCCGCTCTAATCGCATAGACTCCCAACCCTCAACAACCGATGGAGATACTTATGAGCTATAAACCTGTTTTTCTTTTCCCGGCAGGAGAACGCGCCTTGAATGGTCAGGCTTTTGCAACGCTTGATGAGGCAAGGCGGTCCGCCCATCGCCGCTTTATGTCATGGACTATGCCCGTCGGATTTGACGTAGAGGAGAGTGACGAGCCTGTTAACTATCGATTTGACGACGAACGCGGCGACGTTGCAATCGAAGCGGAGGCCGCTTGATGTTTTTGCTCAGCCTATTAGGACGCCTGCTATACGGTCCCGACTGGAAAAAATATGCGAACGCTAAACCGCCGCGCACGACGCGACGACGAACGCGACGCCGCAGTTATTAAAAAGATTAAGCCCGGTATTGACGCCGGGCTTTTTCTTGCGCTAATGTATGCGAGTTAACCCATATCACGGAGAAAGATCATGTTGAATTGCACCGCCGCCAGCCGCGCCAAAAAGACCGCAGGGCTTGCCGTCACCTATCGCGCCGCACCCGGCGACATGTATGGCACCTGCCCCGATACCTGCCCGCTGAAACCGGTCGAAACAAAAACCCGCGAGATAGACCGCGAGTATGAGAGCGCTGTCCGGCATTCCGTACCAAAACGCGGGCTTGCCTTCTTGTTTACGCATTTCGCCCCGCATTTATGGGCGGAACGTAACACCGGCGACCGGGCACAATGCACGTTTAATTATTCCGCCCCGACCCTCGAGGCCGCCGCGAACGAAACCGCGCTAGGCAATGCCAGCGTGGCCGTCGTGCCCGCCGATTATTGGAGCGGGCGCGATAGCGACAAAGTAACAATGGCGAACGGTGTCCGGGGCGTACGTTGTCCCGACGAAACAACCGGTATCGGTTGCGCCGGTTGCGGCAATGGCCGCCCCTTATGTTCCCGTGCCGAACGGGACTATTTCATCGTGTTTACCGCACACGGCGTATCGAAACGAAAAGCGGGAGACAATTCCGAGCGTGGCGGATGTTATGCGGGCGGCGGTAACGTGGCTTTACATTGGCGCGGTTTATCCAATCGCGAAGAGCCCGCCGAGTCCGACGCCGCCGCACACCGGGCATTCGTCAAAACATTGCGCCCCGGTATTATATTGCGGGCTCACATTGCGGGCGATATCGGGAGAGTTAACGCGGCATAAAATAAACCCTTGCATCGCATGCGAGATTATGCGAGAACATCGGGGCGGGGTAATTCCGCCCCGTTTTTTTTATCACGGAGAACTGAACAATGGCTCACGAACTAGCAACACAGGCCGACGGCAGAATTGCAATGGCATATCGGGAAGGTGACGCCGCCCCATGGCATGCCGCAGAAACCGCCCCGCAGATAGTCCCGGCATTCGCCCCGCTTGAAGTATGGGCAGATGCCGCCGGTTTAAACTATCGCGTCGAATGCCGCCCGAACCACCGCGCAAACGGGACACCGATTCCCGATTCCTTTTATATCGAGCGCACGGACACCGGGCACGTAACCGGCCCCTTTATCGCCGGGCAATGGCAGCCGGTGCAAAATCGCGCCATCCTCGAACTTGCCGACGACATCCGCGAGCGGCGAGGCTTTGATATCGTAACGGCGGGCGCATTGTTTGGCGGCGCTAGCGCATGGGTACAACTTGAGGCAAACGAAACCCAAGAAGTCGGCGACGGCGACGCGATCACGTCCCGCCCGCTCTTCACCGTCCGGCATACGGGACGCGACGCTAACACGTTCGCCAGTGTCCAAACCCGCGTCGTCTGCAATAATACCTTGACGTTCGCCCTTGCTGAAAACGACGCGGACATTTTCCGGCACGACCACCGCGTTCCGCTTGACCGCCACGCCGTGGAAACCGCCCTTGGCTTGAATCGCGATAGCTTCCACGGGTTCTGTGAGACGGCCCGGCAGATGGCGGCCCGGGCTCTAACCGATGCCGAGGCGCTGGAGTATTTCCGCGCCGTGTTCCCGGGAACGGATAAGGTAGAGGACGGCGGTCGCGTCCGACACCGTGAAGGTGTCCGCAAGGCCTTTGCATACTATCGCGGGCAGGATTTCGTCGCGGTAGGACGTGAAAACGAAACCGACGCGGCCCGGATCGTTTCCGAACAGCTCGACCGGATCACCCGCGGCGAGGCGCTAGACCGGCTGGACGACGATGTTGTGCTCCCGCCCGCCCCCGGCATCAACCCCGGCCACGATCTCACGACGACGCGGGGCACGTTATGGGGGGCGCTTAACACCGTTACATGGCTGGCCGATCAGCGCCCGATTAAAAACCGAGGCACAGAGCACGCCATCGCGTCGCACTTGTTCGGCGACGGGACCGGCGGGACGCAAAAAGCCCGGGCTCACAAGCTTGCCCTTCAGTTGCTGGCCGCATGATCCGGGCGCTGATTTACATTACCGCCAGTGTAACGATCGCTACGATTGTTTACCTCTTATTGCTGGCGGTTTTTCTTCTGGCGATATAAGAGCGGGACACCGCGACACGACAACCGGGGCCTAGCGCCCCGGTTTTTTTATATCGTTAATTCGGCCCCGGCCCGCCGCCCCCTATCCTCTTAAACCTACCGCCCGCCGCGTTCAGGCGGCCACAGGGCCGCGATCCGCTCCCCGGGGTACACGGACCGCGGCCCCCGCTTCCCGCTCACTGGCGGCGATTTATAGGGCATTGCATCGCATGCGACATTATGAGATAAACGGCGCGGGCAAGTCCGCCCGATACATGGAGAACAAACACATGAAAGACGAAAACGACACAAACACAGGCGATCTTCTTAACAGCCCGGTCGGCCCGGTGCTCCCCACCGTAACGGTTGAAGGATGGGGAACGGGCACCATCCCGGAGCTTGAACACCACCTTCACCAGCTCCGCGACGAACGCGACGCGACCCGCCGGGCACTCGCCGATTTGGAGCGTCGCACCAACAGCCCGGACGCTACCGACGGCGCGGACCTTGTCGATGTGATAACCCGCATCGCCGAACGCGTCGCCGAACGCGTCGCCGGGGAGATCGACGGCGCGGCCATTTGGGCGGAGATCGAATATCGCGTGGAAGAGGTGGCCGCAGACGCGGCCCGCGACGTGATCCGTAACGAACTGGTCGTCAACGTCGATCTGATCTAACGGCCCAGCGCCGCGCACCATCCCCCGGGGTTCGCGCCCCGGGGTTTTTTTATGCCCGGCTCCCGGCTCCCGGCGCGATCGGATCCGGCCCCCGGCGCGATCGGATCCAGCTCCCAGCTCCCAGCTCCCAGCTCCCAGCTCCCAGCTCCCAGCTCCCAGCTCCCAGCTGCGAGATAGGGCACCGCAAAAAGCCCCGGGTCCCTTCCCATATCGGGTCATCCGCCCCGGCCCGCCGTCCGGCGATCCGCGACCAGCCAGCGCAGGCCCCGCCGCCGGGGGAACACGGGTGTAAGACCATGTTTTTGACATACGATATGTGATATTTTGATATGACTTGTTTTGATAAGAACTATCCCATATGTTTCACGTGAAACAATTCGCAGGGGCCCCGGAAAGATGTCTAAGTCTCTCTCTCCCGAACTAGACTCGAAACGCCTGAAGCTCGAACTTCGTTTGGCGCAGCTAGAACGCAACGAAAAATGTCAAAATGACTTTTTAACCTTTGTCCGCGCTATGTGGCCCGAGTTCATAGCAGGACGACACCACAAGATTATTGCGGACAAGTTTGAGCGTGTCGCACGAGGCGAGCTAAAACGCCTGATAATCAATATGGCTCCCCGTCATACGAAGTCCGAGTTCGCCAGTTTCTTGTTCCCGGCATGGATGATGGGCCGTGATCCGCGGATGAAGATCATCCAAGCGACACATACGACCGAACTAGCGGTAAACTTTGGCCGTAAGGTTAAGAACCTTTTGGAGACGGACGAGTACCATGAGGTTTTCCCCGAGGTGAAGCTTGCTGTGGACAGTAAGGCATCGGGTCGCTGGGACACGAACAAGGGCGGCATGTATTACGCTGTTGGTGTTGGCTCGAACTTGGCGGGCCGTGGTGGTGACCTCGTGATTATTGACGATCCGCATTCGGAACAGACGGCGATGTCGAACAGTGGTTTTGACGATGCGTGGGAGTGGTACACGGGGGGCCCCCGTCAGAGGCTCCAGCCCGGAGGGTCTATTGTTTTGGTACAGACCCGGTGGTCAGAGAAGGACATGACGGGTCAGTTGCTTCGTTCTATGGCTAAAGACCCTTTGGCGGACCAGTGGGAGGTTGTCGAATTACCGGCTATTTTTGACAATGACGAGCCTTGTTGGCCGGAGTTTTGGTCTATTGAGGATTTGACCGCGGTCCGCGCATCTATTCCTCCGTCTAAGTGGAATGCTCAGTATCAGCAGAATCCGACGGGTGAGGAGAACGCGATTATTCCGCGTGATTGGTGGAAGAGGTGGGAACGGGATGTTGTCCCTCAGTTGGAGTATGTCATCCAGAGTTATGACACGGCGTTTAGCAAGCGTGAGACGGCTGACTTTAGTGCGATAACGACGTGGGGTGTATTTCGTCCGGAGGAAGGGGGCCCCCCGAACCTTATTTTGCTGGATAGTAAGAAGGGTCGGTGGGATTTCCCGGAGTTGAAGGAGAAGGCTTACGAGGCTTATGGCTACTGGGACCCCGACACCGTCATTGTGGAGGCGAAGGCGAGCGGTACTCCGTTGACGCACGAGTTACGTCAGATAGGCATTCCTGTTGTGAACTTCACGCCGTCCAAGGGCGCGGACAAGGTCACGCGTGTGCATGCCGTATCGCCGCTTTTTGAGGCTGGAATGGTCTGGGCCCCCGACGAGGTGTTCGCGGACGAGCTAATAGAAGAAGTTGCAGCTTTTCCTAACGGGGAATATGATGACTTGGTGGATAGTATGACGCAGGCATTGATGCGTTATCGTCAGGGGAATTTTGTTCGTTTGCCGACGGACGACTGGGAAGAGGAAGAAGTTGGCATGCGGGTACACGCGTACTACTGATACGAGGCGGCATGGCTGAAAGAACACCTACGGGTGGATATGCAGAAGGCGGAGAGGTCGAACCCATGGGCATAGAGAAGAGCGTCACCATCACTCAAGCGATTCCGGCTACCGATCCACGGTCCGCGGCCCTCGGATCACGGCTCTTGAAGCAGGCCGGGTTCCGTGGCGATTTCAACGCGGTTTTGAAGAACGCTGATCCGAGGGTCGTGGACCAAGTCAATCGGATCATGCCTAAGTCCAAGGTCGCCGCGTCTTCGACGGGGCTTGGTTTGTTCATGCAGTCTACTACGAAGGCTATCTAGGGGGTGGGTTTACGATGTCCCAAGCGGTTGTAATGTCTTACGGCGAAGTTATTTTGCTGGGCGTGGTCGTCGCGGCGCTTTTGCTTGCTGCGTTCCGGAAATGAACTTAAACATTCAATCCGTTCTGACCGCGCTCGCGCCAATCTTGTTCGCGGCGGTGGGGTATCTCATCACCAGCTTCAACGAGCTAGAGAGCAGGATACAAAAGACCGAGGGCTACCTGATGCTTTTGGTCACGCCGCAGGGCGAGATTGTTGCGAGCCCTGCTAACAGCATTGAGCGGCAGAAGCTGCGCGAAGAGTTCATGCACATCATTCATGACTTGCAAGTTAGGATAAAGCTTCTCGAAGCCAAAAATGAAAAGTAGTGCTTATTCTGGTACAAAGGTATAGGATAAGGCGGATTTTGAAAGGTACGTGATCCATGGCTATAGAACCGCGGCCCATGGCCGGTTTGATGGACACCAATGTCCCGTCTCAGTTGGACGAGGAAGACCTCGCCGCTGAGATCGAGGTCGAACTTCCGGGTTCGATGGAAAACAATGTAATGGAGATGCTCTCGGAAGAGGTTCCGGAGGGTATTGAGATTTACGAGGACGGCGACGAAACGGTCGTTGATTTTGATCCTGATGACATGCGCGGCGATAGCGAAGACTTCTACGCTAATTTGGCAGAAGAGATTCCGGATTCGGAGTTGGGCGCTATTTCCGGCAATCTGCTTGACGAGTTCGAATCCAACAAGGCGAGCCGTCAGGAGTGGGAAGACGCGTATGCGGACGGCTTAGAGCTTCTGGGCTTTTCGTATACCGAGAGGACGCAGCCGTTCCGTGGTGCGACGGGCGTGACGCATCCCCTTCTCGCCGAGGCTGCGACGCAGTTTCAGGCTCAGGCCTTTAACGAAATGCTCCCGGCCCGCGGACCTGTGCGCGGCGCTATTATTGGCGCTGAAACGGCGGACAGGGAGAAGCAGGCGCATCGCGTCCAGCAGTTCATGAATTATTACATCACGGACGTGATGGAGGAGTACACGCCTGAGTTTGATCAGATGCTGTTCTATCTCCCGCTTGCCGGTTCGACCTTTAAAAAGGTCTATTATGACGAGATGCTGGACAGAGCGGTAAGCCGTTTTATACCGGCGGAGAACCTCGTGGTTCCTTATGACACGTCTGATCTTGAGACGTGCCCGAACATTTCACAGGTTGTGAAGATGTCGCTGAACGACCTGCGGAAATTGCAGGTCAGGGGTTTCTATCGCGACATTCCGGTTATTCCGGGTGCGACGGATTCCACGAATAGCGTTCAGGAAGAGATGGACCGGATTGAGGGTGTGTCTCCGGCTAACGTCGATTACGATTGTACGCTTTTGGAGTGTCACGTTGACCTTGACCTAGAAGGGTATGAGGACCTTGACGAAGACGGTGACCCCACCGGCATCAAGGTTCCCTATATCGTGACCATATCGGTTGATAATGGTCAGGTCCTGTCCATCCGCAGAAATTATCGCGAGGACGACGAACTCCGTAAGAAAATCCAATACTTCGTACACTACAAATTCCTTCCGGGGTTTGGGTTCTACGGGCTGGGTCTCATCCATACAATCGGTGGGTTGTCCCGAACCGCGACTGCGGCGCTTCGCCAGCTTATCGACGCGGGTACTCTCTCTAATTTGCCCGCCGGTTTCAAGGCCCGTGGTATGCGGATCAGGGACGACGATGATCCGCTACAGCCCGGTGAGTTCAGGGACGTTGATGCGCCCGGTGGCCGACTTTCGGATAGCCTGATGCCGCTTCCGTTCAAGGGTCCCGACCAGACGCTCTTCCAGCTCCTTGGTTTTGTGGTTGATGCGGGTCGTCGGTTTGCCACGATTACGGACATGAAGGTTGGCGACGGCAATCAGCAGGCGGCTGTTGGTACGACGGTCGCGCTTCTGGAGCAGGGCTCGCGGATCATGTCCGCGGTCCACAAGCGGATGCACTATGCCCTGCGGCAAGAGCTTCGTATGCTGGCCCGTGTAATCAAAGACTACCTTCCCCAGCGCTATCCCTACGCTGTCGAGGGGGCCGAAGCGACGGTTATGGCGGAGGATTTTGACGACCGCGTCGATGTCTTGCCGGTGTCCGATCCGAACATCTTTAGTCAGGCTCAGCGCATTGCGCTGGCGCAGACAAAACTACAGTTGGCGCAGGCCGCGCCTGAG